GTAAGGTTATGAAAACACGTTATGCTAAACCGTTTGAAGGTGTACAAGTTAAGATTCCATACGAAACAGGTATGAATCCATATAGCGGCTTGCTTGAATTGTTTGAAGCAAAAGGCGTTATTGAAAAGAGTGGTAACCGTTTGAAGTATGTTACTAACGAAGGCGAAGAGCTACTTGAATACCGTAAAAATTGGAACGGTCCATTACTTGATAAAGTAATGTCAGATTACCTCGTAAAAGAAGCGGCACAGGTAAATACACCTGATGAAGTTACTGAAAACGAGGAGGTAGTAAATGGATAATGAAGAACAAATTATAGAAATTTGGTCTTTATTCAAAGGGTACATTGATAAGAAACAAGTAAGTTTAGTAGCCGAACGTTATATTGATTTTCTTGTTGATCACGGTGTATCCGACGAGACGTTGATGTCCTGCTTAGGTCACAGTCATAGTTTAGATAATGCAATACACTATTATCTAGACATGGAAGAAGATGTAAGAGACGAAGACGACTTTGATGAATACGAGGATTAAGAATGGGTTGGTATAGCGAAATATCTCGCGACGTTTCAAAGATTCCAGATGCAGTAGCATACTTTGAATCTGAAATGCAAGAAGCACGTAAAGAAGTTAAGATATATGGTAACGTCGAACGTGCTTCAGCCGACCTACCTGGTATTGTTGAACATAGGTTTAATCAACTTCAAGAAATCGAAGCAATCTTAAACTATTTAAATATTGAGTTGCGTAGATTGCGTAGCTCATATTTTAAAAAGTATCTTGAAAATTATCAACGAGCTCTGTCAAGCCGTGACGTTGAAAAATACGTTGACGGTGAGGCAGACGTTGTTGACTACGAAAAAATTATCAACGAATTTGCACTTATACGTAACAAATGGTTAGGTATTTGTAAAGGGCTCGATCAAAAGCAATGGCAACTTACAAACATTGTTAAGTTACGTGTAGCAGGAATGGAAGACGCTTCAGTTTAACTTTTACTAGTTATATGCTCATATAAATATTATCATGAGCAAAGTAGTATTAGTTACAGGTGGCTTTGATCCACTACACTCCGGCCATATTGAATATTTCAAAGCAGCAAAACAACTAGGCGATAAACTAGTTGTAGGAGTCAACACAGACAGTTGGCTTGAACGTAAAAAAGGTCGTGCGTTTATGCCTATCAGCGAACGCACTACTATTTTACAAAATCTATCAATGGTTGATCATTGTGTGCTATTTGACGATGATGACAACACCTCAATTGAAGCAATTAAAAACGTTAAGATGATGTATCCTAATGACCATATTATCTTTGCTAACGGAGGGGATAGGACAGCAGACAACATTCCTGAAATGGTATTTGACGATGTAGAGTTTGTGTTTGGTGTGGGCGGTGAAAACAAAAAGAATTCGAGTAGTTGGATACTTGATGATTGGAAAACACAAAAAACAGAACGTGATTGGGGATACTGGCGTGTGTTAGACAACAAACCTGAAAAAGGTTACAAAGTAAAAGAGCTTGTAATATATCCAGGTAAAAGTCTAAGCGATCAACGACATTCTAAGCGTAGCGAACAATGGTATGTTTTAGATGGTGTTGTTAAAATGGAAACTGAATGGGAAGGCAGAAAAGATACTGTTCATTTAATCCCAGGAGCACCTAGAGGATACGAAATTGATGTTGGTGTTTGGCATAAAGCATCTAATCCAAATGGCGAAAATGCACACATACTTGAAATACAGCGTGGAGAGGCGTGTGTAGAAGAAGACATAGAAAGAAGGGATTAATGAAAGAACATTGTGAAAATTGTGGTCATGAGTATCACGAAGGAGCACTTTATAAAGAATTTACAGATGGTGATGGCAAAGTTATTACTATAAAAGTTTGCGATCAAGGAAGGAAAAAATGAAAGTATTTGTAGGATACGATACTAGAGAAGATATTGCATATCAAGTTTGCAAACATAGTATTATAAGTAAACAGCCAAATGCCGATGTGCGTCCACTTAAACAACAAGAATTACGAGATGCAGGTTGGTACACTAGACCTATTGATAAACTTGCAAGTACAGAATTTACTTTTACACGATTCCTTATTCCAGAACTTACTAACTTTGAAGGCTGGGCTGTGTTTATGGATTGTGATATGATCCTTACAACAGATATCAAAGAACTGTTTGATCAAGCAGATGATCGTTATGCTGTTATGTGTGTTCATCATGATTACAAAGTCACAGAGACAACAAAGATGGACGGACAGAAACAAACTATCTATCCACGCAAGAATTGGTCAAGTGTTGTGCTATGGAACTGCGGACACCCTAGTAATAAAGTAGTAACACAAGACTTTGTTAATGACATTGAACTTAACGGTGCTTACATGCATCGCTTTAGTTGGCTTAAAGATGAAGAAATTGGTGAACTAGATCATACGTGGAACTATCTTGTTGGTGTATACGATGACATTGAAACACCAAAGCTAATACACTATACAGAAGGTGGTCCTTGGTTCGAAAATTATAGAGATTGTGAATACGGTGATCTTTGGAAACAAGAACTAAGAGATATGTTTAAACTATGATAATTTTTGATCATACAGATTCTATATTAGAACTTTGGCGACAAGGAACTAACGGCACATCAGGATATTTAGAACAAATACCATTGTATCCTAAAAATGTTCCTGTTGCTATTAGAGGCATGACCAAACGTAAAATTATGGCAAGTTGTCAAGCAGAAGGCCGCGACTATTATTATATAGATACTGGATACTTAGGCAATTTAGGTAAGCGTAAAGATTATCACAGAGTTGTAAAAAACAATGTACAACATTTAAATCCTATTGAAGTGCCTGATGATAGATTTGTAAGATTAGAAAAACATATGCCTTCTAGTACGCCGTTATTTTTTAAAGGCTGGCGTAAAGGAGGAAGCAGTATTTTAGTTGTTACTCCTAGCGAAAAACCCTGCAAATATTATGGAATTACTAGAGACGAATGGTTAGATGAAACACTAACAAAATTAAAACAACATACAGATAGAAAAATTATAATTAGAGACAAACCACCTAGAAGAGAACGTGTAGGCGACAGTAGTATATACAGACAAATGATTGATGAAAAAGTTTTTGCACTAGTAACTTATAACAGTATAGCAGCAACAGAAGCAGTATCGTTTGGTGTTCCTGCTTTTGCTAATGCACCAAATGCTGCACATTCTGTTTGTTCACAAGACTTTACACAAATAGAAAATCCATATTATCCTAGTAGAGAACAAGTGCTTAAATGGTTGCATTGGTTAGCATATTGTCAATACGATACAAGAGAATTACAAGACGGCACAGCCTACAAGATACAAGAGGAATATAACTTATGTTAGTAGCAAGTTACATGCGAGGAATACCTGCTAATAATAGAAATCCTGAAAAGCCAGAGATTATCAATAACTATGCAATAGGTGTTAATAAAACAGGAATAGATAGAGGTATTGTTTGTTACGATACTAAACCCATAGACTGTGATGTAGCAGTTATACAAGGTTATGTTCATGAATATTCTGAAGGAAGTCCGCATTTAAGATTACGCAGAGCAGTATTAGATCATCAGGCAAGACAAAATAAAAGAACAATAATAGTAGATAGTAATTTGTTTTTATATCGCGATCATGGCAATACTAAACGTTACTTGCGTTATAGTTACGATGGTGTGTTTCCTACTACAGGAGAATATTGTAACAGCAGATACGAAAATCATCGTTGGGAAAAAATAAAAAAGGATATTGGATTTGATTTAAAACCGCACAGAGGCAATGGCGGAAAATTTATTGTACTATGTGCCCAGCGAGACGGTGGCTGGAGTATGGGCGGCAAACGTGTTGTTGATTGGGTATTAGAAACACTTACAGAAGTTAAAAAATATTCAGACAAACCAGTAATGCTACGTTTCCATCCAGGTGACGGTAACTGGAGACAGCACTATAAAAAATTACTTAAATCAGGAGTTATTCTCAGTAGAACAAAAACACTAGTAGAAGATTTAGGACAAGCAGCAGCAGTTATTACATATAATAGTAGTCCTGGTGTAGCAGCAGCAATCGAAGGTGTTCCTGTTTTTGTTACAGATCCTAAACCTGAAAACAGTCAAGCATTTGAAGTTTCACATCACAGTTTGGCTAGGTTAGAAAATCCACAAGAGTTTAATAGAGAAGATTGGATTAAGAAACTAGCAATGTGTCATTGGAATCAAGAAGATTTAAAAAGTGGTGAGTGCTGGGCTTGGATGCGTCAGTGGGCTACCAAGTAAGAATCCAGTCTTTATTAAAATTAGTAACACGCTTCATACCCCAACTTTCTAACAGTTGTATAGCAGGAAGAGTTTCTCTATCTTGTTGATATTCGTGGTCTTGTTGTTCAACTATCAGCATAGGACGATTGCGTAATACAGTTTCTTTTGCACCATTAAGTATAGGAACTTCGTAACCTTCACAATCAATTTTAATCAAATCAACTTCAGTAAAATTAAAACTGTCTAGTGTACGCATTGGAGTTTTACCTCTACCAAAACTATTAGGATTAACATGACTGTGTCCTGTATTATCAGGTGTAATAATCATATCAATTTCGCTTTCTATTTCTCCTAATGCAATAGGATGTAGAGTATAATTGTCGTGTTTGGTATTTTGAAATAGACAGTCTTGAAATTCATTTACAGGTTCAAACGAATGTACATGATTAAAGTCTTTTACAAGATCCATAGTCCATAAACCTACATTTGCACCAATGTCTAGTGCAATACGTTTGTTTTCTAATAAACTTATTGCATGATCTCTTACACGATATTGATAGCGTACACAGTTATCTTTTTTAAGACTTTTGTCTAACATGCGTTGGAAATGTGTTTCTACATCAGGTAAGAATATTCCTAAATGTTCAATCATTCCAATAATCCTCTGTTCGTTTTACAATAAGATCTTTTGCTAAACTTTTGCCTGTGTCTTTGCGTCCGCCCTTCATATGATCCATCCATTTTCCAAGTGGACCATTAATAAGAGGATGACCTCCTCCGCCTGTACTTGCTTCACGCATATACATGTCTGCACTATAATCATGTGACGGAAACTCTTTATACTTGTTTAGTATCTCGCCAAACACATAACTGTCATGCCATTCTTCTAATTTAAAAATACCATTGTCAGCATCTTCATACATTGCTTCAAAGTCTTGCATAAATGAATGACATACGGGATGATTTTTATTCATGCCATAAAATCCACACTCTGGCCAAGTCTGTGAACCTTTACCTCTACCTACGTATGTAATGTACGAGTTGTTAGGCAATAAAGAAATAAAATCGTTGTAGCTCCAATCACTGTGAATGTAACTGTCTGCGTCCATCCATACAATCCAATCTTTGCCTTTTTCAAATGCATCAAACACTGCATAAGTTTTGTTAGCAAAACGTATTGCGTCCCACTTGAATGCTTTGTGATGATCTCGCGGACGTCTTGCTTTAATATCGTCTGGTGGAATGCCATTTGCTTTAGGATCATTTTTCCACTTGTTTTTAAATGCTACAAGTTTTGGTAGTGCTTGTTCTTGATCTAATATTGTAATTCTACTAGGGTCTGGATTATCTACCTTAACGTTTTCTGCATAAACAACAAGGCATATTCTTGGGTCTACATGTTTGGAAAAACTTTCAATAAGTCTTTTTCCATACTTTGCATAACCAACATTATGAAAAGTAGTAACCACAGTTATTGCTGGCATTTGTATTCCTTTGTAAATAAACTATATGGTATTTAAGCGATGAAGTTTAGTATATGGAACAAATATGGTGCCCTCAATAGCAAACCTGTTTTTGATGCTTTTAGAACGGGTTGTGATACCCTTGGCTATGCCACTGTTGATAATAGTGATGACTCCGATGTTGATGTTATTTGGAGTGTATTGTTCAATGGAAGAATGGCTCCTAACAAAGCTATATGGGAGAAGAACAGGCAGTCTGGAAAGCCAACAATCGTTCTCGAAGTGGGTGGAATCAAACGAGGAACAACGTGGAAGGTAGGACTTAATGGTATTAATAGAGACGCTTATTTTGGCCCTGTGGGGAACGATAGTAGTCGTGCTGCTCTTCTCGGATTGGCATTAAAATCTTGGAATAATAAAGGTAAAGATATTCTAATTTGCGGACAACACGATAAAAGTTGGCAATGGCGAAATATGCCTAGTATGAGTAACTGGGTTATGTCAACTATTGAGACTATACAAAAACACAGCAAACGTACTATAATATTTCGTCCACACCCTAGATGTCCACTAGAGCATATAGAAAAAGAATTTCGTAACGTCAAAAGAGACAATCCTATACAAACACCGGGCAGTTATGACGACTTTGACATAGATTATTCTAACATATGGGCTACTGTAAGTTGGAGTAGTAACCCTGGCATACATTCAATTTTAAATGGTGTTCCTGCCTTTGTTGGTCCTAGTAGCCTAGCATATGATGTTGCAGGACATAACTTAGAACTTATAGAATACCCACAACGACCTGATCGCATACAATGGCTAAACGACTACGCTTGGACAGAGTTTACAATTGAAGAAATTTCTCAAGGAATTCCACTTAAACGCTTGACTTCTAAGTTAATTTAGTGTATACTAACTTATAATAAATGGAGAAAGCATACGTGCCTAATTTTACAATTGAAGATTGTTTAGAGTTATTAACAGGTCTTAATAAATTAAACGGCTACAAATTTGAAATTCAAAAAGAAGACTACAATATCTTAACTAGTGTAGCACGTCAGGTGTTTAAAGGTATTGCACTAACTGATAGACAGTTTGACATGCTTGTTCGCAAGTTTGAAAATTATAAAGAGCAATTTTCTACTAATAATATTGACATTGATAGTATCATATCTAACAAAGTCTTACGCACACCTTTTAGAGAAGTTGATAGAACACAGAAAGTTTTTATTGAAGGCAAGCAGATAATTGCACAGTTTCCATTTAATAAAAAACTTATTCAACAAATACAAGATCTAAGAACATACGCAACTGGACAAGTAACAAACAGTAAAAACAGATGGCAGTTTGATTTAACTGAAAAAAATATTAAAGTTGTAGGCGATGTACTAACAAAGTTTGAGTTCTCAGAAGAGTTTACAACTTTGTATAATACTATCTCTAGTTATATGTTAGAAGATTGGGTGCCTGGAATTTATCAAAAAGAACTAAAGAATCTTCATCCTAAAGCAAAAGCAAATGCTGAAGCTGCTTGCGGCGAGTTTGATACTAATGTAATCAAATACATTGACAGACGTATGCAGTATGGTATAGAACATATTGATGTTGATTATGAAATTAAAACTCTTGCATAGAATAGCATTTCGTAAATCGTCGTTAGTTTATATTAAAAATGAATCTGTAACACTAGAAGAACTAGTTGAATCATTAGATCAACTAAGTCGTTATCCTATTCTTGTTGTAGTAGACGAAGAAAGATTTGATACAATCTATGACATTGATAAGTTGTTTGACAAACATTCAGTAAAGGTTCAACGTTCTGTAATGTTTAGAATACCTAACGATTCAATTGAAACATCAAAATTTAATCAATGGGTGCGTGATAATAAATTGAATAATTGGGTTGACAACAGAACAAAAATAGTGTATATTAGCAGTATTAAAATTCCAAAGCCGGTGCTAATGAATTTTAAACCACAGTGTGTTTTAAATCTTTCAAAAAATTTAAGAGCATACGGAAGTGCGTTTTCGTGGTTAGCAAGTGCATCGGATTTAAGAATTGATTATGGACATAGTCCGTTAATAAAATCGGAGTGTGAAACTTTAGAATGAGTTCATGTAGATTAATAATTGAAGATGAAGTAAACATCAAACTAGAAGGATTAGAAGTAGATGTCAGAAGAAAACTCGCCAATGCTCTTAAGTTTGAAGTGCCTTATGCTCGATACATGCCCCAGTATAAACTTGGACGATGGGACGGTAAGGTTGCTTTTTTTGGTATTGGCGGCACAGGCTA